GTCAGTCTCACAGGTTGTTTCGATTAGCAACCGGAGACGGGGATAATCAATATAATTGATTGTCCGCCTGCCTTTTTTAAGGCAGGCTGCGGTCGCATCAGCGGCCCGCTGGGGAACAAGTATCCCCTCCTCGCAGAAAAATGCGAGGCGATCTGACACATAAGTGTCAGACTGCGATATCTTCATGTCGATATCGTTAAAGGCTTCCAAGATTAATTGGAGCCTCCACTCTTCCCTGCAAAGGGCAAGAGTATCGTCGCCTACAACTGAGTGTAGGCCTCGTCCCGCCAGTCCACGCTGGCAGGAGTAATGGGTGCTCATTGTAAGGATGACTTTCGTCATCATATCACCCATTAACCAACCCCGTCTCTTTATGACGGGTCGGTATCCTCCCTCTTTACGAGGGAAGAGCACATACCGTATACCGGTGTGCGCCATCTGTGCCAATAAGGCCAGACCATCGGGGAAGTTTGGATACTTCTCCCGTCCGGCTGAACGGAGTTCAGCCCAGGTAGCCCTCGCAAAATCGGGGTTACCATAGTCCGTGGCCTCTTCAAGGTCAACGGACAGGGCCTTCACAGGCCCTAACTCGGATTCGTTTCCGAGTTTTCCCCATCCCACATCGAGTGGGTTGAGTGACTCGTGGATAAAATTCCACAAGTGGCGGTCCGCTCCCAAACCGGAAGCGGCCTCAGGCTCCCCCTGGAACAGGGGGAGGAAGATGTGGGCAAATATGCCCAACATCACACAATGGCCATAATGACCCATTGTGATGGTCCGAGCTTTACTCGGTTCCATTACGGTGTGTACGCGCACCGTTCTGAACTGCACAGGATTGTGCAGCGCTTCCTGGATGGACCAATCCACCAGGTCAGCCCCGTTCCTTACAGGTTGGGGTGGTATTGGAGACTCTTCCAGAGTCTTCCAATTATACCGGTGCTTCAAGCACCGGTGTGTGGCGAGTTCCTTAAGGAACCCGCTCTTTCCCCCGTTTTTACGGGTGGATTCGAGGCAGGAGCTAGGCCCTGCACTCACGCGGAAGTTTCCCTCCCGCATCCGTTCAACATTTCGCTGAACGGTCTCCCGGATAATCATCCGGTTGATCACCACCCTCTTTGAAGGGGTGGTGATGGTCCTTTCGAATTTTTCGATGGACCTTCTCGCCATTTCAGAATCGGCGAGACCTGTGGCCCGTGTCTGGGTCCACAAGAGGAGGCAACGTGCCTTCTCATGGGGGCCTTGAGCGGCCCCCTCCGCCAGTTTAAACTGGTGGATGTACCGGGCAAAAGCCCGGTACGGAGCAACTTCTGAGAAGTTGTTCGTAGCCCATCCTTTGCGGATGAGCTTCTTCACGGTTTTAAACCGTGAGATGAACGCACAGTAATTCTGTGCGCATGACTCCAAGGCAAACTTGGCCAAGGAGTCGACGACCGACAAGTCTGGCTTGTCGGTCGAGAGCAGATACGGGAGTACAATCCCGTCTGCCGTGTGGAACCACCTCTGGAGGTTCCGCCAACCACCCTTCTTGAGGGCGGTTTTTGCCACAGCCTGTCGGAGGTGGCATGAAGCCTTGAACCACAAGGACTTCAGGACCCAATGTGCAATTATGCACCGGGTCTGTGGGGACCTATCGAGGTCTCCCACCCGGGGGTCTTTCGACCCCTGGAAGAGGTAGCCCATGTTGGGCACCTCGCGGGTGATCCAGCCTTTCGGCAGGACCCGCTGGAAGATGCTGTTACCAGCATCTGGTCGTCCTCTTTCGAGGACGAATCTCTCGAGCGATTGCTCGAAAGAAGTGTCGACCGGAAGGTCGACGCTGGGCCTCCCCGCCCTCCCGAAAGAGGGCAGAGGGGGGGTCCACAGCATGATGTGTCTTTCG